TCCCACAATTGTTTTATCTCAAGTGAGTGACTTACAATGTGAAGTATGTGTTCAACATATCCACCCGGCATCGCGTTGTGATAATGTCCTTTAGCACTTGCCGGTGCGAACATCATTCTGTCTTGGAAGTCATCATAGAACTTTAAAAGATTTTCTTTTCTATCATCACCTATATGTGCGTTGATAACATCTATTAATGTATTCCAATTATTTTGTATTTCATCTGCTGTTAATTTTTTCATTATTCTCCTATCCATTCATAACCATATTTGGTAAATTTAATTTCTTTATATTTTCTTAAAGCATTTCTGTAAGGACTGAATTTAATTCTCACACCCCAACCAAGATAATCCAATATATTTTTCTTAGTTACGAAACCTTTATCTTTAATAAAGTCTCGTATTTTTAAAACACTTTCGGTTTCACTAATTGAATCTAATTCAAAAACATT